CAATGTGGAGATTTTTTGGCTATTACGGCGGCATCAATGCGATCGGTAATATGTCAACTTATGGCATGTACGCGGATGATTCAACTTTTGAAGTAATTCCTCCATGGCAAAACAAATTGCAGTCGATGGCATATGAAGACGCGATTTATACAAGAAATTCACATTATTCTTATGAGATTAAGAATAATAATTTAAGAATTTTTCCCCGCCCGGGCACTTATTCACCTAGAAAGTTTTGGGTCGAGTTTACAATCAAGACGGATCCCTGGTCTGAAGCGTCAGGAAGTCTGGATACTGGAATGAAGGGCACAAATAACATGAATACACTGCCATTCGCTAATATTCCATATAAGAACATCAATTCTATTGGCAAGCAGTGGATTAGAAGATTCGCTTTGGCATTAACAAAGGGAATGCTAGCACAAGTTAGAGGCAAATTCACGACAATCCCAATTCCCGGCCAAGCTGTTACTCTAAACGCATCAGATTTGACTAGTCAAGCTAAAGAAGAGCAAGAAAAGCTGAGAGAAGAGCTTAAAACAGTGCTGGCAGAGATGACATACGCAAAAATTGCCGAAGAAGAAGCGTCTATGGTTAAATCAGCCAATGAAGTTTTGAAAACCATTCCATATGGCGTTTATGTGGGGTGATATAGATGGCCGATGACAAATGGAAACAACCAGCAGCACCTCCGCCTCCACTTTTTTTAAATAAGAAAGAACGAGACTTGGTAAAACAAGTTAATGATGAGCTAGTTGAAAGAATAATCGGCCAACAAGTACTTTATTATGCAATTGACGTAGAAAACACTAATTTTCACAATTTATACGGCGAGGCCGTCGAAAAAACGTTCTTGCCTCCTGTGAGAGTGTTTGCTTTGATTGATTGGGAAGGCTTAAAGACAATAACTAACAAGTATGGCTTGGATGTTATAACAACGGTCACTATTCATTTCCATAAGAGAAGGTTAACAGAAGATCAAGACATATTTGTTCGAGAAGGTGACTTTGTTTTGTATGGCAACTTTTATTATGAAGTAGTTACATTAGACGAACCAAAAGAATTATTTGGCCAGGCCGGCCATAAATTTGAAATTACAGCTAAATGTGTAAGAGCAAGAAAGGGACTATTCGATGCCACCTGATATTAAAGATATTGATTACAAATATACTAAAGTAGAAGACCCTTCTGTTGTCGAAGAGCAAGTCTTTATGCCTTCGACTTTAGAGAATATCGATTATGCTGTTTATGATTTTCTGCAAAATTTAAATATAAGCACAACAACAAATGAAGGCTTCAAGCCGATTCCTGTTTCGTGGGTCGGCGCCGAGCGCGCCTACAACAGAAAAGATAGAAACTGGACCGATAATGAAACATTTATCATGAAAAGCGATGATTTGGGAGCTGTTATTTATCCAGCGATTACCGTTGAAAGGAAAGGAATTGTAAAGGATCGCACAAAAAGAGGAAAATTATATTCTCCTTTAGATCGTGCACGCGAAATGGGAAAATCTGATATTGTGATCGCAAGAAGAATTAAACAAGATGATACAAACAAATTTGCAACAGCAGATGCTTATAGATTAAGCAAAGATGCAAAAGATAAGAATTTTAAGAGAAAAAATAAAAAAGTTGTTTATGAAACAATTACAATCCCAATACCAACTTATTTAGAGATTGATTATGAAATTGAATGTTTTACAGAATACCAACAACAAATGAACGATATCTTGGCTTACTTAATTGATGTTACAAATAATTCAAATTATCTTTCTGTGGCGAGGAACAATCATTCTTATGAATGCTTCGTACAATCAGATTTAAAGGTTGATAATACTATCTCTTCTCTGGAAGATAAAGAAAGATCATTTCACGTAACTATGAATATAAAAGTATTGGGTTATATTAATGGAGCCGGCGCAAATGAAGATCTTCCCAGGATCACCAAAACACAAAATGTGGTCGAGGTTAAAATTGGAAGAGAGCGAGTTGTCCTAGATATCGATAATCCAACAGAGAAGGATAGTTTTTATAAATCTTAATGATTTTACCTTTTGGACATTTAATTACTATTTATTATAGCAATCTTACATAATTAGAATTGTAAAGGAGATTATATAATGCCAGCAGACAAGTATCGTTTTGTATCCCCCGGAGTTTTTATTACCGAGGTTGATCAATCACAAGTTCCAACGTTGGGCACCAATGACGATGGTCCCATCATTATCGGCCGATCGGCCCACGGGCCATCTTTTAAGCCCACACGCGTTAGCTCATACAGTGAGTTCGTTCAAATTTTTGGCGACACCGTTGCTGGTGGTCAAGCTGGAGATGTTTGGAGAAACGGAAATCTTACTACTCCGATGTACGCAACGTACGCAGCAAAAGCATATTTAGCCAATAACAATCCTATTACATTTGTTCGACTATTGGGAGCGCAGGACACTAATGCAAGTCAAACTTCTGAAACCGCCGGCGCGTCCGGCTGGTCAGTTTCTGCTCCGTCAAACACGGGAGAAAATGGTGCTCTTGGACTCTTTATTTTCCCGTCAGGCTCCGGCGCAGCTGAGTTAACTGGTACATTAGCAGCAGTTTGGTACTGCACCGGAGCGGCTCCGGTTTTAAGTGGCACCACTCCAGCAGACGGTACCAACCTGACGAAGAATTCATCAGTAATCGTCGGCGGAGCGAGCGCTGAATTCAAAGTTATGATTACTGGCTCAAATGGAATCGGCCAAGCTAAGTCATTTAATTTTACTCCTAGTAGTTCGAAGTTTATTCGTAAAGTATTTAATACAAATCCAATTAGAACAAACGACTTTACAGAAGCTTCAACCGTCCGAGAGGGTTATTGGCTTGGTGAAACATACGCAAAAGCAGTTAATGCATTAGATACAACCACATATATGGGAATGATCCTGGCGCTTAAACAAGCTAGCTTCTCAGTGAATGATTGGCATGGTTATTCAAGTGCTGATGGAGGGCCGAAGGCATCAGAAACCGGTTGGTTTATTTCTCAAGATACAGCTGCTCCTGCCTCAAACTTCAATCCGACTGTATCAACAACAGAATTATTTAAGCTCGTTGGGCTTACCGCAAACGGATCCGAAACACAGAATAGAGTAAAAGTCTCAATTAAAGATATTCGTATTCCATCTGCCCAGGAGCAGGCGGTTAATCCTTACCCGACATTTACAGTCGAATTACGACATCTTAAAGATACAGACTTAAGACCGGTCGTTTTAGAGACTTATACTGGCTGTAATTTGAATCCGGATTCTTCAAATTACATTTGTCGTCTTATTGGCGATAAATATGAACAATATGATTCTACAACTCAAAGATTAGTTGAATATGGCGATTATGATAATATTTCAAAGTATGTCCGTGTAAAAGTTAATGCAGCAATAGGAGCTGGATCAGAAAATTCCGCATTAGTTCCTTTTGGAGTTAAAGGACCGCTTCGTTATAATCCCGTGACGCATATGGCTGCAGGTAGAGCCATCGCGCCAACTGATACTCCTGTAACAGGCGGAGCCTTTTACCAATGCGCAGCTCCCGCCACCGGCATGCCTGACCAAATGAACAGCTTGTTAATACAATTGGATTTTCCAGCGCTATCTTTGATAGTTTCTTCAAGCGATATGGGTTACACAAAACACAGAGATGCTTATTTTGGTGTTAATTGTCTGGAAGCAAACTCGACTAATCGTTTTGACGATGGCACAACTGATTTGATTCGCCAGAAGCCCCCGAACATTAGTAGCTTCGCTATTGGAACATACACACAACACCAGTTTGTGTTTACATTAGATGACATTGTTATTTCAGGCTCTGGCACCGGAGGCGCCGGCGAAACAGCAGTACTAAATAATATTACTGAGACAACACCGGCCTATCATCTTTCTGGCTCTCGTGCCAGTATTACATCCTACACTGCTCTCAGCGGCGCCGCAGCATTGGTAAATACCAGAAGAGTTCGTAAATTTACAACTGTTATGCATGGTGGTCAAGATGGATTAAACATCCGCGAAGGTGATCCTTTCCGCAATAGCACACTTGATGGCTCAAGGTCATGGACCGGTACTACTGAATTGACAAACTATGCACGACATTCAGTTGTGCGCGCGCTTAACATAATTTCAGATGCAGAAACAACTACATACGATTTGGCCGCAGTGCCAGGCGTTACAGTGCCTGCACTCACGAACAAGTTGATTGAAAATTGTGAAGAG